CCATAAGATATGGGGTGCGGCCTATGCCAATGAACCTAACAGCTGAGCAACAAGCCGCAATCGCGGCAAAAGTAAACTCAATGACCCTGCCGAAAGGCATGGGCGACGAACACAGCGCGTGTTCAATAGCGGCGATCAATTTGGCCTTGAGCGGGAGGCTGACCGACGAGGTTCCAGACTGCATGAGTGGGGTAGTTGGCTGGTGGATCATGACCATCCAAGATTTCATGCCTGACGATACGCGCAATTCACAGGTATGGAAGTCCTTGCTCCCCATTGCTGCTGGCACGGGTAGAGATCACGAGCAGGAGCGGGAGGCGCTCATCTTGGAGTGGATGTGGGGCACAGTGCTGCCGTATGTCCAACCGATTGCGGACGCAGGAGGGTACGGAAAAGAGTGGCGCGCTATGTGTGAGGAGCGAACTGGGGATGTGGCTTGGGTGGCGGCAGAGACGGCGGCTGAAGCGGCTCGGGTGGCTCGGGCGGCTCGGGCGGCTTGGGCGGCTTGGGATGCGGCAGATACGGCGGATTGGGCGGCTAAAGCGGCTGAGTCTACGAATCGGAGGGCGGATCAGGCGTATTGGGCGGCTAAAGCGGCTTGGAAGGCAGCGTTGGCATCCGGCGATCCAGAAAAAGCATGGTCGCACTTTGATCCGTGCGGGCTTTTACAGAAACTGGTGGAGGTGGGGAAATAACATGCCTATTACGCACTCAAAAATAGTTTGCAAGAAGTGCTGGAAAGGATATACGTCTATGCCGGATATGGCAGAGAAAATTCCGGCCTGTGACTGTCATGAACCTAACAAGTTACCAAAACTGAGATTGTCGGGCGGTCTGTTTGCGTTGCTATTCAGCCCCAAGCACCGAACCACTGGAACGCTTCGCCGCCCTTTGCGTCGCAGCAGCAGAGAGTGAGGCGTGTGCGAGAGCAATAGAGGAAACGCACATGCTTTACCCGCAATCGTTAGCTGCCCGAATCAGAGAACGAGGTGAGAAATGAAACCCAAACAATGGTCACCTACAGACCCAAGGCATTTTGAGGGCCGGACCTTAAGGCAGCTACAGGATCGGCTGGTACAGGCAGAGCAATTTGCCAAAGAATATCCACAGTTTGAATACGGTTGGCACAATGAATACCGGCATGAGTTGAAACGTCGTATTGCTGAGAGGATTGGACAATGAACGCAACAGACACACAAGTAGGCGGAAGCCACTACAAAGACATGGCGATACAGCCGGTGGACTACATCCACAAGAACAACCTGTCTTACCTTGAAGGCAACGTGATCAAGTACATCACGAGGCACCGGAGCAAGGGTGGCAAGGCCGATGTCGAGAAGGCGCTGCACTACTGCCAACTTATACTAGAACTTGTATACGGTGAGGTGAGCGAGCCGGTGGTTATCACTGTGCCAGAGCCGCCGAAACGCAAACGCGGTAGACCGCCCGGCAAGAAGCGGAGCAAGTGACATGGACATTCAACGAGAACTCAGCATCCTCGGCGTTAACCCAATAAAGTACGACAAGGAAGGGCCGAAGTACTCTATGGCGTCGATTGAAGCAGTAATCGTAAAGAAGATTTTTATTCAAACCTACTTTAAGGGTATTACGAAGCCTATGAACAACGACATACAAACAGCGATTGACCTCACCCAAGATGCAACCAAACGGTTCTCCATTGCGTTGGATACTTTTACAAAGACGCATGAGAATTTTGCAGAGAGTGCTAAGAAAGCCAGTTCATCTGTGCGCACCGCAGCGGACACTATGGCCGCCGGATTAGCTAAGGTTGAGAAGGCCGCAAACTTTGACCGCCTTGAGCGCATGGTCGATTTGCTGGAACGTGCAGCAGCAGCAATGTCTACTCTTGCCGAGATGGAGAAGTCGGGCCAGCTTACTAAGCTGTCAGAAGCAATCAAAAAAGGGTAAGCCAAATGAGTCGCGATGATGTGTACTTTAACCCGCCGGATACCTACATCCGGCAGAAGCCAGACTGGACGCAGGACATAGACAAGCACGTCAAAGCCTTCCTCAAAAAGGGAGGCAAGATATATCAGGCCGAGATGGGCGAGAGCTTCTACGCCAAGCACTACCAAGCAGGCAACAAACACGCGTTCGTCATCAACCCAGCCAAGGCGCGAGAGGAAAGAGAAAAATGACCACTGAAGAAAAACTCGGCGCGGCAGGTATGCTGCTGGTAGTCTTGACGCTCTGCTACTACCTGCCCCGCTACATAAACTCTGTATACGGCTTCTAACATGCGCGAGACAACACTACCCCATAACTGCCACCTGTGTGGCAAACCCGCCGATGAAGTCCTCGCTCACGAGGACGACCGCACCGTCCGTGCCGGGTGGCTATGTACTGCCTGCTGGCCGAAAGACGGATCGTGGACCAAGGCCATCGGCCGTGAACGTAGCTACAAGGAGACCCGCCATGACTGAAACAGAATGGGCCGCCTTCATGGCTCGCCTGCAAGAACTCCCGCCTATGGGAGCTAGACCTCCACAGAGCACGCAAGACTTTTGGAGAGAGATGGATGCGGTACAAAACAACACCGGACCCGGAGGATGCAGCACTGTTGCGGGGGAAGTCACCCAGCTACATACTTGGGTGGAATAAGGTTAAACACAACACCAAAGGAACCCCCAAATGTCAGCATGGTCCTACAGCAGTATCAAAACCTTCGAACAGTGCCCGAAGAAGTACTACCACATCAAAGTAGCCAAGGACGTTAAAGACGAAGGCAGTGAGGCTACTTTGTACGGCAACGTGGTACACAAAGCTGCCGAGGACTATGTGCGTGAAGGGGTTCCGATCCCCCCTGAGTTTGCCTATATGCAACCAATACTAGACTCGTTGGTTGCCATTGAAGGGGAGAAGCACTGCGAGCTTAAGCTTGCTGTCTCCTACGATGGTGCGGAGTACAAGCCCACTGGGTTTAACTCCAAGGACGCATGGTGGAGGGGTATAGCTGACTTACTCATAGTCAACAAGGACAAGGCGTACTTGATCGACTACAAGACTGGTAAGAACGCTAAGTACGCAGACCCCACTCAGTTGGATATGTTGGCCGGTGCGGTATTCACCCACATGCCAGAGGTAACTAAAGTAAAGTCAGGCTTGCTGTATGTAGTGAGTGGGGAGTTCATCAAAAAAGAACATGTCTCCGAAAACCGCAAGTCTTACTTGTCTACTTTCAGTGAGTCGTTGGACAGATTATCTGTTGCGCAAAACAGTAATGTGTGGAATCCTATAAGCGGGCCACTATGTAAGTTTTGCCCAGTGCTTTCATGCCCTCATAACCGAAAGAGGTGAATCATGGCATACGTCAACAAGCCGAGACCCTACAAAAAGGAATACAAACAGCAAGTAGAACGCGGTGAGCATAGCAACCGCATGGAACGCCAACGTGCGAGGCGAGCGGTGGATAAAAGAGACACCGGCACTATAGAGAAGAAGTCCCCGCGCCGGGAAGGCAAAGACGTTAGCCACAACAAAGCACTTGCTAAGGGTGGCAGCAACGCGGATGGGTACAGGCTGGAGTCTCCTAGCAAAAACCGAGCGCGTAACGGACACGGCAAAAGTTAATGGAAATAGTCGAGAACAAAGCGTTACTCCTGCGCACGCGGACACCACACAAAGTTACAGAAGTTATCGTTAAGTCCAAGGACTTAGGCGAGCAGGAAGACGGTCTGCATGAGGTCGCTGTGCACTGGGGACTGCGCGAGTGCCAAGCTCTCGTGCGCGTGGGGGCCAAGAACGTGCCTTCACCTATCATCAGGGACTACGGCTGGTCTGGTAGACTCACACCTTATGAGCACCAGAAAACTACAAGCTCGTTCCTTACCCTACACCCACGAGCTTTCTGCTTTAATGAGGCAGGCACAGGCAAAACAGCCAGCGTGATATGGGCTGTGGATTACTTGATGCAGCTTGGGTTTGTGCGCCGTGTGCTTGTGGTGTGCCCCCTGTCTATTATGAAGCCCGCATGGCAGCGAGACCTGTTCAAGTTTGCTATGCACCGCAGTTGTGTGGTTGCGTATGGAACGTCCAAGGCGCGGCGTAAGGCCATAGAAGAGCGTGCGGAGTTCACCATCATCAACTATGACGGTATTGGTGTTGTGTTTAACGAGCTTGCTGCAGCTAAGTTCGACATGATCGTCATTGACGAAGGCACCGCTTACAAAAACTGCCAGACTAACAGATGGAAACTCATCAACAGGCTTGCGGCAAACGTGAGTTGGTTGTGGCTGCTAACTGGCACTCCCGGTGCGCAGTCACCTCTCGACGCCTATGGGTTAGCCAAGCTTGTCTGCCCAGAGCGCGCACCTAAGTACTACGGCCAATACCGAGACATGGTGATGTACAAACTGTCTCAGTTTATTTGGCGCCCAAAGATGACTGCCGATAAGACGGTGCACTCGATGCTCCAGCCTGCCATACGGTTCGCAAAGAAGGACTGCCTTGATTTGCCTAGTGTGGTAATCGTGTCACGCGAAGCGCCTTTGACCCCGCAGCAAGACAAGTACTACAAGCTACTCAAGAAGCAAATGGCTATGGAAGCCGGGGGAGAGTCTGTAACCGCAGTCAACGCAGCAGTCAACGTCAACAAGCTGCTTCAGATATCTGGTGGGGCGGTCTACAGTGACGACAAGGCAGTGGTTGAGTTCGATGTAAGCAACAGACTGAACGTA